GCAATGCTTGCTCGACGCCAGTCCCGCCTTCTTCGCCTTGGGCCTGCGTTGGATCGTTCTCACCAATCATGTCTAACGCATCCTCGACTTCGCGTCCGAGCTTGAATCGACGCACCGCCGCCATAATCATCGCTTTAGCCGCCTCTAGCGGTAGATACCCAGACTCAACTGCTGGGCCGGCATCAGCAATAAATGCAGAGACACCTTGCAACAGTTGGGTAATAGCCTGTTGATCTGCGGCGTAATCACCGGAAATCGTTGAATCTGTCTCAATATCGACGCGGAAGCTGCGCTGCTTATCATCGCGCAATAATTGTATGCACTCCTCCCACGTCGGTTTTTCCAGGATCTCCATAATTTCCGGGGGTATCTCGGGCGGCAACTGTGGCGGCTGTGGCTGTTGTGGCGGCTGTCCGGGCTGTCCGGGTGCCATAGGTGGCCCCATTGGCGGAGCCTGCATCGCCATTTGTTGACTTTGCAACATCATCTGCACTTGCTGCTTTTCTTGCATCGACGGCAATTTAATGTCCGTCATCATCTGCAAAGACTCTGGCGTGAATTGCTCGCTAATAATTTCAGCAGCAATACGAATTAAATCCCTGGCGTATCGTTGAATGTCCCGGCGTGAATCATCGAGGCGCATCGTGCCGAACTGCACCTTGAGTTGCTGTGCGCCCAATGTTTCCATTGCCGCAGAGCTGCCCCGCATAATGTCAGCAATACCGGTGATTTCGTAAATGGTTGTCTTGATCTGATCTCGCTGTTGATAGAGCTGCCCTAGAATGCCTGCTATTTTTTCAATCGGCCACATCCAAATGGCATTTGCCAGTCCACCGGATTGCATCAGCGGCAAAACGTCCTGCGCTGGTATCATCATGTTCTCGGATGCATCCATGATGTTCTGCATCTCGGTGATGGTGCTGTCGTAAATACCACGGACTTTGCATGCGTCAATGATTCCCGAGATCCGAAATGTAATTTTGTCTAATTCGTCTGCTTGATCGCGATAAAATATAAAAGGCTCTACCGGCACCAGACTATCGGTGCTTTCCATCGCATACAACGGACGCGGCGTTGGAAAGAAGTTTCTGAGCTTTAATGGATCTTTTTCAGTCTTCAGCGGGCGCTCTTTTAACGACTTCGAGATGTAAATCACCTCTTTCTGACGGTTACACCACACTTCCCACACCGTGGCGCGCTTAAATGTATCCGTCGCTGGCGCACCGTCTTTGTCGTCCAGCCCCATAGGCGAATAATCAAGCGTGACTTCTTCGCCCATCTTGTCGCCGAATTTCGATTTAAGTTCGTCGCGCGTCATCAGGTGCCGAAATGCTATCCACTGCACCTGTTCCCAGGTTTTCCCAGGGCCGTGCCGGAAATCCGGCCAGCCGACATGCTCAAACTTAACTTCCTCGCCTTGCAGAGATTCGTAGCTGTCACCGCTCATTTCGTCGGTTTCATCAGCAAACGCGGGGTTATAGCGGACACGGGTGACGCCGCGACCGCAGAGTTGTTGATCTTTAACCGCTAATCGCATGTACCTGTCAAAGTCGCACTCGTCCATCGTAAATGACAGGCAGCGCTCAAGGACTTCGGAGACTTCTTTGCCGATTGGATCTGCATCCCGATACCGGCGGCGGACATCAGGCGTCGGGCTTTGGTTATACAGAGTCGGGCAAATAGTCTGCACGTTACTGTAGAGGATATTGAATCGCTTGCCATTTGCGTAGCGTCCAGGCTGCGTGGAGTCCGTGTTCTCATCACGATAACGAGCCTCGACATCCCGCGCTCGCTTGCGCCAGTCGGCCTCCTGCTTGTCAGCCAAGTCCAGCTCAGTCACCCAGCGGTTAACAACACCCGCTGGGCCTTTGCCCGCATCGGCAGGGACTTCCATCGAGCCGTCATTAGTGTAGTCGTTGTCAGGCATAGCCTTTAGGCTCCGAAGTTAATGCTTTGATCATACTCGGCTTTGCCGCGCTTTTCTTTTTCCGCTTATCTGCGCCATGAAAGTCCTTGGCGACAGACTGCGATATCCCTGCTTTTTTAGCAAAACCGGGGTTGTTAGCAGCCGCTGCCATGAATTTACGTTGTTGTTTGCTGGTGCTTGGCATTACCTAATCCTCTAGCAACTTACCAATAAACTCATCGACTGATGGCTGCGCTATTACCTCGTCATTGCGTTTCAGGACTTTGGCGCGTCTGGCTAAGTCATCAAATAGCACCATGTTGCGGGTGCCTTCTTCGGCTGCTCGGCTTCCTTGATCGTAGTATTTGATGCCAGGGATGCCGTTATCTAGTAACATTTTGCTAGATTCTTCTGCATCCTCTGATAGATTCCAATAGTACTGTTCGCCTGTTTCGTTGGGCTTCTCTAATGATCTCGGCAGTTGCATCCCTTCGCTTGATAGATGTCGCGTAAATATTTTTTTATCTGCTTCCGACAAGTCCGCCCACTTAGTACTACTCGGGCCTCCTTCTGGATAAGGCGCGTCTTTATCAAACCACGCAACAAAGTCATCCATTTGTCGCCCAGACTGTTTATCTATTAAATTACGCACACTCTCTGGCTGCTCACTCAACGGCGCATCCCAATCCAGCATCTTGGCGATGTCTTCATCGGGGACATCTATTTCGTAAAGGTAGCCTTGAACTTTTTCTACTTCAACCCCTTTGAGTTTATCTATCTCTGCCAAAACATCGTTAAGGTATTTTTTATCTTCTGGCCTTCTTATCTGAGACAATGCTTGAGCCTTGCCTTCGAATACTCCGTGCTGTTCTACAAAACTCATTGCCCTGAATTCAGGAATCATACGACGCAACCCTGGAGTATGAGGCACCGATTCGGTTTTTATCGACATCGATTTATTGTTTATTTTAAAGCCAGCCATCGATGACAGCCCCTCTTGATACCCCTTTGCAACCCCTCGATTCTCTGCTACATACAATCCATGCCCATAAGCCTGAGCGCCTTCACCTGTGCCTATCTTGGTGGGATCAAGTGCGTCAAATTCATGCGGGGAACCTTGGTAGGCAACCATTGCATCATCGAGCGCACCTGTATGTTGCAGCCTTTGGCCGAGCAAAGCAGCGCCTATATCATCCGTCGATGTCGGGGCAAAGTTTTTGCCTTTAACCGCACGGCCAAGCAGTCCCGCGCTGGTTGCCATCGCCGCCGGTACTGCTGCCGCCTTTGCTAACTTAAGCGTTGAAGCAATCGGCAATGCGCCAGCTAAATCGACAATCTCAGGGGAAACGTTGCTACCGCTTCCTCGATTGTAGTGAAAGTATTGATCTGGGATACCTTCCGCCACACGCCCCGTGCGTTGAGGCGAGTCGCCTAACAGCATTTCGCCAAGCCAACGCCCTCTAGGGTTGTCTTTGGGGAATTTATCCTTAGCGGCTTGTAACAGCGGGTGCAAAAACGCACCTGTCTTCATCGATAACGTCGGGCCAAGCGGTGAGGCAATGCCGGGATTAGCCCTAGTGCCTCTTTTTTCTTCATCCATCAGCGCTCTGAGCATCCGATTAGCCATTAGTGATATTGCTCTGCTTTGCGCCGTCTGGTACTGGCTTTGACGAGATCATTCATCGTCATCGTGGAAAGTCCGTCAATCTCGATAATTGGATTCTCTTTCACAAGTTTAGCATGTGGCACATATGGCCGACTCATTAGCCCATATCGAGCTTCATCAGCGGCATGATCCTCAGCCGTCGTATCCAAATCCTCGGGCCGGGATCTATCGTGCTGTAATGCCGGTACTGTGCGAATAAAGTCAGTGCAAGTCGAAAAGACGTACATCATCGGACGTTGCCCATATGGCTCGCCTAAGTCCTCGCCCATCATACGTGCTCGCATTTGATCCCAACCACCCATCGCACCACGCCGCCCAACCCGCTTATTGTCCGCCCTACGCCAATTAATACGCATTCGCTCAACAATAGATGGCCCACCGTCCTGACTGAATGCGGCAGGATCAATAACGCTATATCGTATCGTATCACCACCATCGCGCTCCTTGATGCCTTCCGCGACTTCCTCCGCCGTTAGCTTCAAGCCAGTATCCGGCCTTGTAGCGCCGCTAGTGTCCTTTGCAGCCCCATACCACTCCCGGTACCTGATAACGGCACCACGGGGAATTACAGAGCCGTCAGGGGTGGTATACAAGTCCGGACAGACTGCCCACCATCCGACACTGAATGGTTTAGCAGAACCCCAGTCGCAAGATCTAAATCGCATCCAGTCATCCGGTACTTTGAATGGGTGCAGAATATGTTCATCAGGGTTCCAGCAATCGAAGAATGCGCCATCGACTATTGTCCAATCGCCATGCAACCATGCACGGACTAATTCAGCGCTACCGGATTGATACAGTCGGGCAACGTATGTTGGATCTGACATCAATACCGGATTATCGGATAGTTTGGCAGGAATGAATACGCGGGATGTTCTGACACGTTCCTTGCTGAATGGATTCTGGTAATCCTCCCAGATAATTTTGTTGCCCTCGGGCGCTGGATCGATATATCGCGCTTTAACCCACTGATGGCCGGGGCCGCCAGGGTTGCCGGTTGCGTGGAATTGGACAGGGATACCAGTCGCAGAGCGCAACGTAGCGCGCAATAGGTTGATTGGCTCAGGACTCGCCCAGTTCGTCAGTTCTTCGAAGAATAAGTCCGTGTAGCTGTGGCCCTGATAGTTACGCGCATCCTTTACGTTTTCGAGATACTCGAATCGTAACCTTGCGCCGCTAGGGAATATCCATTGTCGATCAGCGTACTTTGCGCCTAATGGCCCGTATATGTCCGCGCTGCGGGCTATTGCTTCACGCAAGTCCTCACGGCTTGAGCGGAAGAATATGCCGACGGCTTTACCGTGTTGGCTAGCCTTGAGTCCAAAACAGCCAAGGGCGGCATCCGTTTTACCGCCTCCTCTACTACCCCCGAAGAAGACTTCGTCCGCTGGGCACGATAAGAAAGCGGCCTGTTGCTTACTCATTGGTGCCCATGCGATCGGGCTAGTTGACATGCTCGATTACGCTTTCATCGTCGGACATGTGGACAGCCCATTGCGCTGCCCATTCATCTGGCGTCAATACTTTATCGCTCACGACGGCAGTTGTCTTGATGCTAGCCACGACTTGAAGCGGTAGAACTTTGCCGATTAGTCCAAGCATAGCGACAGGATTCTCAATAGCTTGGTGTTGCAAGTATCCGACTAAGCCAGATCCCGGCTTTAGTTCATCGCCCGCACATTCGACAGCGATCAGGATTGCGTCCTTAAGCGCCTGCGTTGCCTTGTTTCTTGATCCTTTAGGCCTACCGCGTCCGGGCTTTGCGACGTTGTTGTTTTTAGCCGGCCTTCCTGTCGGTACTTTCGCCATCATATCCACCATATTGCCTAATGAATTGCTTGCATATGCGCCGCACATTAACGCCCGGTTTAGTCTCACGCCACAGCCCGCCACGATAGTACATCCGCACTAACGCATTAGCGCCGTCGATATCGTCGCCTATCGGCGTGTCATGATCTGCGATCACCAACACAGCCGGTACTGTTGCATTGACAGCGTCACATAATCGTTCAAGCGCGACACGCTGCCCATAAAGAACATCGACGCCTGTTGTTTTATATTCGACAAAAACAAAAGCCCGCCCATTGTAATCGAGCATGTACTTGTCGACTAGAACAATGGCGGCGTCTAGATCTGTCGGCGTCTTGCGCCCCGGCAAGCCTAGCCCGCTGAGATCGATAACCTGCGTCGCTTTCGCTCGATTGCGAATACGTCCGCGATTGCTATCGTGTAATTGCTCGACACTCATTCGGCGAGTATAGCGCTAGGCTAAATATAAATACATTCGCCCCGTGTAAACGCTTGCATTCTACCCGAATCCGGGCTTATAATAGACACTCA